ACTTGTTGTAGTAGTAGTAGTAGGGAGTGTTGAAATGTTGAATACTATGAATTTTTATCCTTGGAACGATATTTTTTGGCTAATTTTAATGTTGATACTTTTGTGGAAAACTTGTTGAAATGTTGAAAGTGTAGCAATATGCACAAAAACCTTTGTGCAACATTTTGTGGAAAACCTGTTGAAAGTGTTGAAAGTGTTGAAAAAGGAATTAAAGGCCGTCCGGCGAGCGAAACCGAAGAGTCACGTCATGCTCTTCGGGCGGCGCACCGCGCCTACCGCATGACCTAAAATAAAAAGTTTCGAAAACCTATAAAAACCTATTGACAAATCGAAACATCTGTAGTATAATATAATCAAAGAAAGGCAGGTAATAAAAATGAGGAAACCACGACTGAGCGAAAACACCATAGCAAAGCTCGAAATCTACGGATACGCAGCAACCAGCAAACACTTCTATGAACTAAAAGACTACATCGACACAGAAGGACAATATTACACGGCGCTCGAACGGACAAACGTTAAGACCGGAGATGCAAAACAATTCGATTGGGCAAAATGCACAAAAGAGGCTTGACAAGCCTCTTTTTTTTTTATATACTAAAGACAGTTAAACAGCACAAAAGTGCTCTTTTACAAAACCATTTATACAAAATAATTTTTTAGGAGGTGTTTGCTCTGACCATCAAAGAAATTAACGCGCTGTTTAACAACATCCGCAAAATCTTAGCCATGTTGGATAAGATTTACCACGCCCTCGAAGCCCTCGAAGAAAAAGATAAGCCCAAGGAGTAAACCATGAAAGGGAAAATATGGAACGTCCGAGACCAGACCGACACGAACCTTATGCAGGAGCTGACGCGAACCTACAAGGAAATCGACGCCGCATACAAGCTGCTACGACAGGCCGCAAAGTACGACGACGCAAAATTTTACCTTGACATGGTATTCCGCAAAAAAGCAAAAGCAACGGAAATCGAGGTGGAAATCCTCAGGAGGGACATCAACCATGGCAAAAAGGAATAAAGTCTGCAAATCCAAAGACGCAAAAATCTATAACAAGACCGCACGAAAGACCAAGGCAATCAACCTTGGCAGCGGCGCAATGCGAGGAGGTATCCGACTGTGAGCACAAATGTATACGGCATTTTCGACAACTGCGTAATGGGCTACATCACCATCTTTACCGAGAGAGACGACAAAGTCGCCGAGCGCAATTTTAAAATTGCGCTGACCGACGAACACAACATCATGAGCAAGACGCCAAGCGACTACAGATTAGTACGACTTGCGAAATTCGAGGAAAAAGAAGGGCTCTTTGAAAACGAAAGGGAGAACATCTACGATGGCGTATCGCTCAGTAAGTAATTTTCGGATAACAGCAACAGCAAAGCCAACCGAGGCCGGGGAAAGAGTAAGGCGCACATACCTGTGGGAGCGCAACGAAAAAGGCGAAAAAGTGCTAAAGCTCGACCAAACCATTGACCAGCAAGCGGAAATCGACTCCTATCTAGAGGAGACCAAGCTAGAAAATATCATTCGGCGAGCAAGCATCGACCCAGACATTGCAGCACGTATCAACCCGTGCATCGGCGGCGGCATCCAAGACTACACCGATGCACCGCAGACACTCGCGGAACTCCAAAACATCATGCTGAGAGCGGAGCAAATTTGGCAAGAAGTGCCGAAAGACATCAAGCTCAAGTTTGACAACGATGTCGATAAGTTTATTGCATCGTATGGCACGGTCGAATGGGCGAAAAATCTGGGCATTATAGTAGAAAAGCCGAAAGCCGAGTCTAACACAGAAGAAAAAACGGAGACCAAAGAATGAACAGAAACAAAGACGCAGGATTTAACCAAGTCCCACGCTTGGACATCACGCGAAGCCGATTTAAAAGGCGGCAGAACGTAAAGCTAACGATGAACGCAGGGCAGCTTATCCCGTTTTATGTGGATGAAGTGCTTCCGGGCGACACCTTTAGTATCGACCAGGCGGCAATCATCCGTATGACCACACCCATCTTCCCGGTCATGGACAACTGTTACATGGACATCTATTATTTCTTCACCCCAAACCGGATCCTTTGGAAAAATTGGAAGCGGTTTATGGGAGAAAACGACAACGGGCCATGGGCGCAAAAACAAGAGTATACCATACCACAGATAAATGTAAATATCGGGGACAACGATAAACCAACGCCTTATGAAGGCAGCATCATGGATTACATGGGTATACCGACAAAGGTATGCAAGGGACCTGGAAAAGGAGCTTTCAGCGTCAACGCCCTCCCGTTCCGAGCGTACGCAATGATATGGCAAGAGTGGTTCAGAGACCAAAACGTAGACAATCCAGCTATTAACAGCGACGGCGACGAAAACGTAAATTACCAGGACAACCGATTAAAAGGCATGGACGGAGTGGCTACAGACATTGAATACATTCTGGAAAACGCATACAAAGGCGCCAGACCGCTCCCGGTCAACAAGTTTCATGACTACTTCACAAGCGCCCTACCGAGCCCGCAGAAAGCAGGAGAACCAGTAACCATACCGCTGACCGGCAGCGCACCGCTGGGAATGTACAATCCAACGACGGGGAAAGTGACAACCAACAGCGCCGAAATGAAAGCCATAGCAACTGATGCAGGACTGTTAAGCAGCGGGAGCACCTTTAACGCCACAGATTGGGACGTCGGAGACGGGCCAGATGCAAACAAAGGACTAGCAGTAGGCAAAAATATTTTAAACACGTACAGTGGAATAATGATAGGAGCAGACCTATCAACGATCAACGCAACGACCATCAACCAGCTGAGACAGGCATTCCAGGTACAAAAATATTACGAAGAGTTAGCACGAGGCGGCAGCCGATACCGCGAGATGATTTATTCGCTGTTTCATACGAAAATCAGCGATAAAACGGTACAAATCCCGGAATATCTTGGCGGCACACGTATCACCATCAACATGAGTCAGGTAATCCAGACCAGCGGCACGACGACAGAGAGTCCGCAGGGCAACACGGCAGCAGTGAGCGTTACGCCGTACAACGGCAGTATGTTTACCAAGAGCTTCGAGGAGCACGGATACGTAATCGGAGTGTGTTGCATCCGACACGACCATACTTATCAACAGGGGCTCGAACGGATGTGGAGTCGGAAAACCAACCTGGACTTTTACTATCCGGTGTTCGCAAATCTGGGCGAACAAGCAATTCTAAAAAAGGAAATCTATCTGACCGGCACGGATACCGATGAACAAGCATTCGGGTATCAAGAAGCATGGGCGGAGTACCGAATGAAGCCAAACAGAATCAGCGGCAAATTCCGAAGCAACGCAACAGAAACGCTGGACAGTTGGCACTACGGCGACTACTATAAAGAAACACCGAACTTAAGTCAAGCATGGATGAAAGAAGGAGACTCCGAAATCCAGCGAACTCTCGCAGTGGACAACGAACCGCAATTTATCATGGACACAGTCATTGACAATACCAGTGTCAGACCTATGCCCATGTACAGTGTGCCGGGTCTCGTCGACCATCACTAAAGCAAAAAGGGGGAAAGCCCGGGGCAATACCCCGGGCATATTTTTATGGGATTTTTAACAGCAGCACTACCAATACTTAAATCAATAGCACCATCGATTATAAGCTGGGGAGTGAACAAACTCCTTGGCGGCAACATGTCAGAAAGCAACGGAGGCAGCCAACAGCATAACGAAAGCTATAGCCAAGGCGGAGGCCAAAGCACCAGTGAAAGCGGCGTAAACAGAGAACAAAACTTACAAGATTGGAATAGTATGCTCGGAGCAATCCAAGCAAACATGCAAAACCAGCAGAAATTTAACCGGCGAAGCGTATACGAACAGATGGGCTATAACACCATGGCAGCCATCACACAAGGCGTGTATAACCAGATAAGCAACAACGCAGCGATGAGCTACAACAGCGCCGAAGCCGCAAAAAACAGAGCATGGCAAGAGCAAATGAGCAACACATCCTACCAAAGAGCCGTAGCCGACATGAGAAAAGCAGGAATCAACCCTATCTTAGCATACCAGCAAGGCGGGGCAAGTACACCGGGTGGAGCACAAGGCACTATCAGTGGGGCAAGTATGGGACTTGCAAGCAGTAGTGCAGCAAGCGCAAGTGCACTAGGCGTAAGCCAAAACCACAACAACACATGGAGCAAGAGTCAAAGCAACTGGTACAACGCAGCGCAAGCAGTCGGAGACGCAACAAGCTGGCAACACACAAGCGCAGACAAAGCGTTCAACGAGTTCAAAAACGTCTTTAATAGCCTCAGCAGCCTAAACACTGGCACAGGCGGCGCAGGGAGAAAGCCAACCAAAAATGAGCTTGAATACAAGGCGGGAAGAGACTTCATAGGAAGCAAAAACGTCGAATTTTGGAAAGGAAAGCTTAAATAAATGGGATGCAATAAACCGTTAATCCGGTTTTATGTACCTCATAACAGAGAGGCGAGCGGGCGAGTGTACTCACTCGCCTCTTTTAATAAGGTGCGTAAGACAAACCTTAGGTATGAAGACCTCATGTACCGAAAAGATGTAATGTTGATACCGTGCGGACAGTGTACCGGATGCAGACTACGCAAACGCAAAGACTGGAGCACACGGATGGAGCTGGAAGCATACGGACACAACAAGGAAACCATCTGGTTTATTACACTGACTTACGATGATGACCACGTACCAACGCAAGACACAGAAACAGGTGAAATCTATAAAGGCGGCATAAACGTCTGGAAAGGCACCTCAGAGCGCCCAAGAACGGCGCAAACACTGAGCGTAGAGGATACCCAACTATTTATGAAAAGGCTCAGAAAGGCCGTCAAAGAGCCTCTAAGATACTTTTTAGCAGGAGAGTACGGAGACAACACAGGAAGACCGCACTATCACATGATACTATACGGCTGGAATCCAGACGACTTAAAACCAATCCACAAATTATCAAGACACGGCCATTACACAAGCGATAAGCTAGTAAAAATCTGGGGACAAGGCACAGTAGACATCGCACAGGCAACGCCAGAAACCTATAATTATGTTGCAGGGTATGTGACAAAAAAGCTATACGGCAACGACAAAAAACGTTACCAAAAAATGGGTTTAATACCACCATTTTGCACCATGAGCCGTAAGCCGGGACTCGGAGACAAGTGGTTTGAGGACAACCAAGAACGACTCTGGCAGCAAGGATACATACAGCTTACCAACGGCAAGAGAGCAGCTATACCCGAATACTATTGGCGAAAGCTAGAGGCCGAAAATCCTGAAAAGGCATGGAGAATCAAGAAGTACCGGCAAGAAAAAGCCATAGCATCCTTAATCGAAAGAAACGCGGAAACCGATAAACCATACGCAGAGCAGCTAAAGGACAAAGAAACGTCTATGTCTAAAAAGATGAGCAAAGCCAAAGGCATATTTTGACACTTTAGTGTCACTCAGCCAAGTAACTATCAAGTAAGCTACTTGGCTGAGCATTTTATTGATTTGTTAAATGCACGCGC